CGGGCGCTGGCGCACGCTGCCGTACCAACGTGAGATCCTCGATTGCTTCTCGGACCATCGCGTCGAAAGCATCACGTGGATGAAGAGCGCTCGCGTCGGATACACCAAATGTCTCGACGTCGTCACGGGATACCACATCGACCAAGATCCCTGCCCGATCATGATCGTGCAGCCGACGCTCGAGGACGCGGACGGCTTTAGCAAAGAAGAACTCGCGCCGATGCTGCGCGACTGTCAGGCGCTCCGGGGGATTGTCGCCGACGCAAAGGCCAAAGACGGCAGCAATACCATCCTTCACAAAGTTTTCCGTGGCGGCAGCGTCTCGATCGTTGGTGCAAACAGCCCACGCGGTTTCCGTCGTGTCTCGAGACGCGTGGTGCTGTTTGACGAAGTCGACGGCTATCCCGCGAGCTCTGGCAGTGAAGGAGATCCGATTAAGCTGGCTCTTCGACGAACCGACTACTACTGGAATCGAAAGATCGCATACGGCAGCACTCCCACCCTCTCCGGGCTGAGTCGCATCGAGCGCCTCTTCGAGGCCGGCGACCAGCGTCGGTTCTATGTCCCCTGTTCTCAGTGTGGACACATGGATCATCTCGTCTTCAATCGGGAACGGACCGACGAGGACGGGGATCCTTCCGGCCACTTCATGTCGTGGCCCAAGCATCGGCCCGAGCTCGCGCACTTCGTCTGCCGCGAATGCGGGGGGCACATCGATCACGCGCAGAAACGGGAGATCGTCAGCGCTGGCGAGTGGCGTGCCGCGAAACCGTTTAACGGCCACGCGAGCTTTCACATCTGGGCGGCCTATAGCTTCTCCCCAAACGCGTCGTGGTCGCAGATCGCGAAGGAGTTCATCCAGGCGAACGGAGAGGGTCCTGAATCACTCAAGACGTACGTCAACACCGTTCTCGGTCAGACGTGGAAAGAAAAGGGCGAGGCGCCGGACTGGGAACGGCTCTACAACTTGCGCGAGGCCTATGAAATGGGCACGTGTCCAGCCGGCGCGCTGGTGCTCACCGCTGGCGTTGATGTCCAAAAGGATCGCCTGATCTACGAGGTGGTCGGATGGGGGCGCGGCAAATCGTCGTGGTCGATTGAAATCGGAGTCATCCCAGGCGACCCGTCGGACACGACGAGCAAAGGTCCGTGGGGACCGCTCGATGCGCTCCTCTCGCGTGTTTATCCCCACGAGCTCGGCGGACAGCTGCCGATCGGCATGATGGCGATCGACAGTGGCTACGCCACGCAAGACGTCTACAACTGGGTTCGGAATCATCCGCCATCGCGAGTGATGGCGACCAAGGGCACCGACCGAGCGAAGACCAGCGTTGGGATGCCGTCAACGGTCGACGTCAATTATCGCGGCGCCAGGATCGCGAACGGCTGCAAGGTCTGGCCGATCGGCGTGAATATCATCAAGAGCGAGCTGTACGGATGGCTGAAGCTCCGACGGCCCACGACCGAGGGCCTGGCGCGAGGAGAAAAAGACCCCCCTGGCTGCTGCCACTTCCCGCAGTACGGTGAGGACTTTTTCAAGCAGATGACCGCCGAGAAACACATCTCGGTGCGCAAACGTGGCTTTACCGTCTACGAGTGGATCCTGCAACCAGGTCGCGAGAATCATCAGCTCGACGCCCGGGTGTACGCGCGGGCCGCGGCCGCAGTCGCCGGCCTCGATCGTTGGAAAGACCCAGATTGGGCGCTGTTCGAACAGGCGGTGAGGGCGCCGAAAGGGACGCCGCCCTCACCCCAAAAACCGCGCTTCGGAAAGAGTCGCTATCTGGGAGGAGACGAGCGGTGAGCGATTCGACGACGGCATCGCCGCCGCTCCGCAAGAAGCGAAAGCGAGGCCGCCCCTCGCACGATCGCGGTCCCTCGGAGCGTGTCAACATCCGCGTCGACGCGGCGGCCTTCGACGCCTACAGCGTGAAATCGAACTACACGGGCGTCTCGATCCGCCGGTTGATCCGCCAGGTCGTGGAAATGCACGCGCCGGTGATTTTCCGTGGTCCGAAACCGCCGGCAATGTCGTAAATCATTAACACTCATGGTCGGACATCGACCATGCCCTACAGCGAAGCGGATCTCAAAGCCCTTCAAACAGCGATTGCCAGCGGTGTACTCACTGTCCGCTACGAAAACCGCACGGTCACCTATCAGAGCCTGAAAGAACTCCGAGAGCTCGAGGAGTCGCTCGCTCGGGCCCTGCAACCGTCACGGCCGCGACAGACGATCGTCGTTGGGCAGAAAGGCTTCTGCTAGCCTTCCATGCCCAGTGCGCGCCAGGCTCTCGGCCGTTGGCTGCGACGAAGCGCCGCCTTCTTTGACGGCGGCTTCACCACAGCGGCGAGTCCATATGAAGGGGGCGCTCAGGGGCGCCGAACGATTGGGTGGAATGCGCCCTCGACGACAGCCAACACGGCAGTCCTGTCGAACCTGACGACCCTGCGGAATCGTTCGCGTCGTGCGGCACGCAACGACGGTTATGCGAAGGGCGCTCTGGACGCGATCGTGCGCAACGTCATCGGCACCGGGATCAAACCGATGTCGCAGGCCGACGACGAAGCGTTTCGCAGGCTCGTGACCGTCCTGTTCTTGAATTGGACGGACGAGAGCGACGCGGACGGCGTGCTCGACTTCTACGGGCAACAGTCACTCGCGGTTCGTGAATGGATGGAAGGCGGCGAGGCTTTTGTCCGCCGACGAAAACGCTTCCCGAGTGATGGCCTCTCCGTGCCGCTGCAGTTACAAATCATCGAGCCAGAGCTTCTGCAGCATCAGCGCAATGGGTTCGCTCCGAACGGCAATCGAATCCGTGCCGGCATCGAGTACGACGCCATCGGCCGCCGTGTGGCCTACTGGTTCGACCGTGAGCGACCGGACATAGACGACGTGATGGGTGTCGAAGTCCGCCGCGTGACGGCGGACAACATCGTCCATCTGTACGACCCGCTACGAGCGGGCCAAATGCGCGGCCTGCCTGACCTGACGGCGTCACTGGTGCGGTTCTACGAGATCGACAAGCTCGACGACTTCACTCTGATCCACGAACAGATCGGCAACTTGTTTGCTGGATTTGTGCATAGCGCGATCAGTGGCACCGAGGTCGATCACAGTACGCTGACCGGTCAGACAATTCAGCAGGGCAAGGACGGGAAAGAAACGATCACGCTCGAACCGGGCGCCCTGCAACAGCTCGCACCCGGTGAGGAGATCTCGTTCACCGAGCCGCCAGGCGTCGGTCAGAACTACATGAACTTCATAAAACACCAGCTGCGCGCGGCCTTCGCCGCCGCGCGTGTGCCGTATGAGGTCGTGACCGGCGATCTCTCCGGTTTGAACGATCGCGTCATGCGCGTCATCCTCAACGAATTTCGTCGAGGAGTGATGGCTTGGCAGCATCAGCAAGTGATCTTTCAACTGTGTCGCCCCGTCTGGAACTGGTGGTTCGAAGCCGCAAACCTCTCCGGGGCGCTGCCACTGCCGCCGGCGGCCTTTGCGCAGAATCGACAGCGGTGGGCCGCGGTCAAGTGGATGCCGCAAGGTTGGCCGTACATCAATCCGGTGCAGGACATCGAAGCATCGCGCGACGCTGTCCGAGACGGATTCAGCACACGCAAGGCCGAAGTTAGCGAACGCGGGGAAGATTCGGAGCTGATCGATCAGGAGAACGCCAGCGACAACGATCGTGCCGACAAATTGGGTCTGAAATACGACTCGGATGGACGTCGCCCGCTCAACGCCAAAGTCGTAGCTCCGGTCGACGAATCCAGTTCCTCCTCCACACAACCTGCGAACGCGTAGGCGGCGTGGCGATGTGCCCCGCCACCTGAATTTCCGTGGTCAGAAAACTCAACGGCGTAAGGAATCGGGCACACTGCGCACACTCGCACATGTCCAAGACGCCCCGCGCGTGGTTTCGTATGGAAGCCTCTACGGCGGATTCGTCCGTCGTAGACATCCACATCATCGACATCATCGGTGATTGGACGGATGAACTGATCAACGAGTACTGGGGAATGAAGGCGACGGTGACCGCCAAAGCCTTCATCAAACAGCTGGCCGAACTCCCAGACTCGGTCAAGTCCATTCGCGTTCACATCAACAGTCCGGGCGGCGATGTCTTCGCGGCAACCAACATTGCGAACGCACTTCGCGATCAGCAACTGACCAAGGGCCGAACGGTCGACACCATCGTCGATGGCTTAGCGGCGAGCGCAGCATCGATCATCATGATGGCGGGCAAGGCCATCACGGTCGCCGACAATGCGCTGGTGATGATCCACAACCCGTGGACGATTGCCATCGGCGACGCTGCCGAAATGCGGAAGGTGGCCGCCATGTGCGACACCGTCCGCGCCTCCATCATCGCCGCGTATCAATGGCATTCGAAACTCGAGACGGATGCGATCGCCGCGCTGATGGACGCTGAGACTTGGATGGACGCCGATACCGCGATCACGAATGGGTTCGCGACGCAGAAGACGA